CCCCGGTGTTCACTCAGCTGGCCACGCTGCTGGCCCCCATCATCGAGCAGCTGGGCGCCGCCCTCATGCCGATCATCCAGGCCCTCGGGCCGCTCCTGTCGGCCCTGTTCGCGGTGCTGGGGCCGCTCATCACTGAGTTGCTGGCCGCCATCGTGCCTGCTATCCAGCCCATCGTGCAGGCCCTCACCGCCCTACTGATCCCGGCCTTCCAGCTGGTAGGGGTCACGGTGAAGGCCCTCATGCCTATCGTCCTCCCGATCATCAACATCATCAAGGACACAATCGTCAACGCGATGAAGGTGATCCAGGGGATCATCAACGTCGTCATGGGCATCATCACGGGCAACTGGTCCCAGGCGTGGAACGGGATCCAGCAGATCGGGTCCGGTGTCTGGAACTTCATCAAGTCGGCATTCTCCAACTTCGGCGCGGCCCTCAAGGGCATCGCTCAGGCCGCCTGGAACCTGCTCGGAAGCGTCATCTCCGGCGGCTGGAACCTCATCAAGTCTGGCACGTCCGCCGCCTGGGACGGGATCAAGTCGGCAGTGTCCTCGGGGGTCAGCGGGGTCATATCCTTCGTGACCAGCCTCCCCAGCCAAATCCGAGGCATCTTCTCCGGCGCCGGATCGTGGCTGTGGGACGCGGGCGTCAGCATCATCAAGGGCCTTCTGAACGGCATCTCCTCCATGTTCTCCTCAGTGAAGAACAAGCTCTCCTCGCTGACGAACATGCTGCCCTCGTGGAAGGGGCCGGCCCCCGTCGACAAGGTGCTGCTCACGCCTGCAGGTGAGATGATCGTGCAGGGCCTCATCAGGGGACTGGAGAGCCAGTACGGAGCCGTGCGCTCATCGCTCCAGGGCCTGACCGAGGACCTGTCCAAGCCCGCCACCATTGGCCTCAGCGCCAACGTGCAGCCGCTCCCGGCGCGGGCCTCAACCGGCCGGCCGAACCCGGCTCCCGAGTCCACCGGATCGTTTGATAAGGGAAGCCGATCAGGCGCTACAATCAACATCACCAACAACTATCCGCAGGCCAAGCCGGACTCCAAGACGCGCGACGAGGTCGCCGAGGGGCTGCGACTGGCCGCCATCATCTGAGGAGGGTCACCCACCCATGGCCATCTACTCACTGGACGGGGCCGACCTGGATGACCCGCAGGGGCGCTGGGTGCTTGCCGAGGGGACGACGCTGTCGACCCGCGGAGAGCCCTGGAACGCCTCCGTCAGCATCCCGGGGCGGTTCGGCGTGCTGCCTATCGCGCCGAGCGTGCTGAAGTCCGCCACCGTCGCCCTGAAGTTCACCGTGTTCTCCTGGGAGGACGGTCGGAACGGGAACCGCTGCAAGGGCGGCCTGGCCCGCCTGGAGCAGAACTACCAGGACCTCCTGCGACGTCTGTACGCCTTCGGCCGTCTCATGACGCTCCAGTACACGCCAGCCGGGCAGCCGGCCCGGGAGGCGTTGGTCCGTCCGTCATCTTCAGTCGAGCCGGTCCTGGACCCGCACTCGGAGACGATCTCTTTCACGATCACCTACGAGATCGTCTCAGGCCTGTGGCGAGGTACCAGTGATCTCGTGGCCCGCCTGGACGACATGTCGAAGTTCGACGGATGCACCATGCCAATCCCGGACGGGAAGCTCCTCCTGGAGCCGACCGCGCAGACCTGCACCGTGAGGGACAACGTCTCAGGTACCTCGTTCACCTTCACCGGAACCCTGAACGGCGGGGAGCGGCTGCTGGTCGACATCGCCCGCTACCGGGCCTGGAAGAACCCGTCCCAGGAATGGGAGGTCACGCCTGAGGCCCGCTCGGCCGATGGCGAGATTTCCATGAACCCGGGGGGCTTCCGGGCCACTCCCAACGCTGACGGCCGCATCTCGATGACGCTGATCGGGACGGCTGGCCGCTTCCGCGGAAGGATGGCCTACTGATGCCGCGCGATCCTCAGTACGCGCTCGGCATGGCTATGCGCTACGTCGCCTACGAGCAGGCTGGCGCCCGTCTGGGCGTCCTCCCCGACGCCCTGGCCGGTACGTTCACGTGCCCACGCCAGGCCACCCCCTCGCTCACTCTGTCGTACCCAAACGGGGACCAGGGCGTGCGCGGCGGCCTGCTCGACTCGTCCGTGGAGATCGCCGTCGAGCTCTGCTACGACGGCCAGACCTGGCATGAGCCGTATAACGCCCGGTTCGTCAACCTATCCTCGGAGTGGAACCTCGTGGACGACGGCACGGAGCACCGCCGCGCCGACCTGATCCACATCGGGCACCGCCTGGAGGGCGCTCTCGTGTGGAACGTCCCGTTCGCGGCCATGGACAAGGACGGCAAGTACAAGTTCAACTCCCGCAACGCGGGGGAGATTCTGCGCACCGTATGGGACGCCGCCGTTAAGCGGGGCTGGGGGGCCGGGCTGACCTTAGACGTCAGCACCTCGACGGACTCGGCCGGGCAGGGCTGGGCCTTCCAGACCACCATTGCCTTCGACCCCTCGGTCTCCATCAAGTCGATCCTGGACACGCTCACGAACATGGGCATGATCGACTACCGGTGGCGCGGGCGCACGCTCCAGGTCTACAACGCCGACTCCGCTCTTAAGCGCGAGAACACTGCCGTCGTGTGGCGCCTGAGCGCCGGAACGTCCTCGGCCCCTGAGAAACTGGACTGGTCCCAGCTGTGTACCCACGTTCTCGTGAAGGGGGACGAGGGCCGCACCTGGGCCTTCCCCAACCCCGAGGCGCCGGCAGGGATGCCGCGCACCGAGAAGGTAGTCAGCGCCGGCGGCGTCGCGCTGGAGGCCACGGCCCGTCGCGTGGCCGACCTGACTCTCAAGACCGGCGCCACCCCGGCGGCGGAGGTCAAGCGCGAGTGGGAGGCAGACGACCTCCAGTGGCTGCCCTTCGAGGACTATGGGCTGGGCGACTGGATTCAGGTCGAGCGCGGCAAGGGCCTGGAGCGGATGCGCGTCACCCAGATTTCGATCTCAGTGACCGAGAACGGCCGCTGCCAGGGGCATACCACCTTCGGGACCATGCTCGACGACGTCCTGTCCCGGCTGGCCAAGCGCCAGAAGGGCGTGCTGGGAGCCGTCAACTCCGACGGCAAGAACCCCCGTCCGGAGACGCCACAGAGCAAGTACGCGCCCGTGCCTCCTCAGGGCCTCATCGTGTCCTCGGCCGCCGTCATCGGCGCTCGAGGTGACGCCGAGGCCGTCGCCACTCTCCAGTGGCAGGCGGTGACTACGGACACCCTCGGCGTGGCCGTGGACGTCACTGGCTACGACATCTCGATCCGTGAGGTCCCCTACAAGGCCGGGCGCATGAGTACGTCCACCGAAACGACTGCCGAGGTCGCGGAGCTGATCCCGGGCAGGCAGTACGCCTTCAGCGTGAGAGCTGTCACTCGGGAGACTACCGGCAGATGGTCCGCCGAGATCATCGAGACGATGGCCACCGACTCCACGCCGCCGCCGGTGCCTCCGGCCCCGACCCTGTCTCAGACCCTCGGGGTACTGGACGTATGGTGGCCGCTGCGCGGCGCCGGCGGTGAGGGTATGCCAGCCGACTTCGCCGGAGTCGAGATCAGCGTCCAACTGCCGGGCCGTGCGCCGGGCGTCCTGGCGACCATGCTGAATCCGATGCAGCGCGCGCCGGTCGCTGGCCTGGAGATGCGCGAGTACGAGGTTCGGCTGCGGACCTACGACCGTGCAGGCAACCGCTCAGCGTGGGGTGCTCCGAGCACCATCACCCTGAAGCAGAACATCGACGCAGACGCCATCGCCAAGTCGGTCGAGGACAAGCTCAAGGGGAGCTCGGCCCTCCAGCAGGCCGCCCGTGAGGGGACCTTGAAGGAGATGAAGCACCTGACCGAGGCGATGACCCAGGTCGCCGTCAACCTCGTATCGTCCGGCCCCATCCCGCCAGATAGTGGGACAATAGGGTCCAGCATGTGGATCGCACCCGACGGGCGAATCTTCGTCCTCAGAGCAGAAGGAGACCAGTGATGCAGGAGTACGTGGCTACCAAGCAGTGGCGCGACGGCTTCGGGGCTAATGAGACCCGGATCACCGCCGCGGACCTCACGCGGATCGAGGACGGCATCTCCTCCGCCACGCGCGGCGTGACCAATCTGGAGACGAAGGGCGCCAGCCCGGCTGGCGGGGATCTGGAGCAGGGCGCGGGGAGCGCCCCAGG